CATTTTCTTTCTTCCTTTCTTTAAATTTCAATTTGTTCATGAATAAATTTAAAACCTAATTGTTTCAGTATATTTATTCTTTCTTTTGAAAAAGTTTTTTCGCCCCATAATTTGGCTACTAATTCCGATTTTTCGCAACTAGGATAAATATAATTTTTTCCATAATGTTTATCAGTTTTAACGATTAAAGTATTTTCTTGATTATTCATTTTCTTCATTCCTTTCTTTCCATTTTTTTAAAATTTGTTCGTTTGTTGAATCGTCAATATAATAAGTAAAACCATTTAAATTTACATAGACGCAATTACTTGAAACAACATCAAAACGAAATTGTCCAATATTTATTTCAGTTCTTTCTATTTCCATTTTATTTTTTTCCTTTCTATTAAGTAAACGAAATAAATTAATTTTTATTTCATTTAAATTTATGCGACCGCAGCTGTAGGATAAGACTCTAATACAAAACCGCTATAATCTTTTTTTGCTTCCCCTTTCGCCTTTAATCCAACAATACAATTTTTAGGGTCTAAAAAACGCAAGTCTGTTTCATCGCCGTTTATAACTTTAAAACCATCATAAAATTTTGGCAACGTATCACGAAAAACGGCCGAAATATTTCCGCCCATTTTTAAAATATTAAAGGCTTCTTTTCTATTATCCTCATTCAACGAATACGTTATATGATAATTAGAAGCATATCGCCCATTAACATAATTTAAAGCCCTTTTATAAATTTTCGTATAATCATAAAATTTTATTTTCGGAAATAATTCAAATAATTTAAAATTTTCCCATGAAATATCTGAAGTTCCATTTAATCTTATACATGGCTTAAACTTTTCTTTTTTACATCTTATTTCAAATTTTTTAATTTCTTGAATAAGTTTATTTAAAAAAGTTTTTCGATCTTGCATGAACCAACGTGTTTTATTTATTCGCCCTAACTGAACATTTGAAAATTTTCCCATCCCAGCCGAATATAGACAAGATTTCGCACAACCAACGGACGCCATAGGGCAAACATTAAAACCGCTTTGTTTATGTGAAGCAAGATATAAAATGGCTGTTTTATATCCTTTCTTTTGTCCTTTCTTGGTTTTGCTGTTGTTATCGTAATTTAATAAATTACCGCTAGTTTTTTTATATTCAAAAGTTTTCATTTTCTTTCTTCCTTTCTTAAAAAAATTATATTTTTTCTTTTACGATAGACACAATTTTTTCAATTACTTCTTTGTTAACATCACAAACTTTTAAATTATAAAGTTCGTTGTTTTCGTCATCCCAATTGCAAAATAAAATATTACTGTCGTCATCGGTAACAGTAACACAAATTTTTTGATCGAAATTGAAAGGTTTTTGTGCGTTGCCGTCTGTAATAAGAATTGAAAATTTTTCAAAATTATTTTCAAATCCCCAACATCCGCCCCCAGTCATAACGCTAAAAAATTCAAGTTTATTTAAATATTCATCAATCCTTGAAGGGGGATTATTTAAATATTCTTCATCAGCGTGACAACCCCAATAATTTGTAGGGCTGAATTCATCAAAAGAAAATTGAAAAGGATAATTCCTTAAAAACGGCTTAAAGTCGTTTATTTCTTTTTGTCCGAATTGTTCATATTCAATAATACTTTCTTGAATTGAAAAAATTTCTTGATTAATTTTATTGATAGATTTTAAAATTTTTAATTCAATTTTATTATAATAAATATCTCTATCAATTTCGTTGTGTGTTTCGTCTACTAATGGCATTTTGTTTTTTCCTTTCTTTCTTTAAATAAATTTTAATAACAATTTAGTTAATAAAAGGGCTGTAAAAGACAGCCCAAAAACCATCATAATAAAAATAACAATATAAATTGTTTCCTTTTGTCTATTGTTCATTTTCTAACCTTTCAAAATTAAAATATTTTTATTATTTTCTTCAATTTTTATTTCATGAAAAATAATTTTATAAAAATATTTATCCGTATAAATAGATTTTAATATTTCAAAATTTCTGTTGATCTTATTACCAACATTTAAAGAAAAACAAATTTTGCCGTTTTCCCAAGTGTAAGTATTAAAGTCATCATCTGGATGAAAATTTATATTATTTTTTACAAGCCATTTTATAAATTTTCTAAACCCTTTTAAACTTGTCAATTCGAAATTTGCAATTCTATTAATTGTTTTGCGGTTCATCTTTAGCCCTTTCTAATTTTGCTTGTTCATCGATGTAATTATAAACATCATCAATATTATGATCTTTAGTGGACAATATTTTTAAAAGCATATCGCCATTATATATCAAATATTCTTTTTTATTTTTGGTAATTTCTAAACCTCTATAAATCATTTTATAGCCCCCTTTTTATGTAATTGATTAGCACATAAGAATGCAAAAGCTTTTGAACATTTTCCGCTACAAAAAAAATAGTCGGTATGTCTATAACTTTCACCATCCCAAAGAATGTAAGAATAGGTTGAATGAGTATATTCGCCTTTTTCCAATTCTAAACCGCCGTTAGAATTTCTTACTTGCTTTGTTTGAAATTGTTTTATTTCTTTTTGGTTATAACAAATCATATTACCTTTATATGGTTCATCTTTCATATGGTAACTTGTTGAAGCCCTTTTAAAACGACCCCCACAACCAACGCATTTTTTAACTTTTGGTTTTAAATAATTCATTTTATTTCTTTCCTTCTATTTCAATTTTATTTCTTATGTTTTCACACATAAAAATTATTTCACTATAATGACTAGATAATTCTGTATCTTTATCTTTTCTTGCGTCTTCTAGTGATTCTCTTGCTTCAATGATTTTGTTTGAAAGTTCATCATATAACCATTGATTTTCTTCTTTTGATAATTTCATTTTATTTTTATCCTTTCTATTTTAAAAGTTTTAATAAAGTAGTTACTTTTTTTACTTCTTGTTTTTCCCAATCTCTAACCATATTAGTAGTGTTTGGGTTTTCGTTAATGTCCTCAATTATTATATCTAAATTATTTTTTAAATGAGGGGCAACGCTTAAAGTAATTAAAACATAATCAAGACAACTAGAATTAATATTTTCATCTATTATTTTTCCATCTTTTTTTAATGCTTCATATTCATTTTTTTTGTTAACGGCTTTTAATGTATCTTTAACCATTTCAACAAATTCGTTTATACCTACATCATTAAAAATTAAATTATAATTTTCTTTGTTATAAAAAATTTCATGATTGTGAATTTCACTAATTAAATCTAGTTCATCTTTTCCAACAAATTCATTTACAAGTTGTTTTCTTAATTCGTTAAGTTTTTTAATATTCATTTTATTTTTATCCTTTCTAATAAAATATAATATATTCTTATATTATATCATATAACACTTCAATACATATTATATATACAACCCTACAATGAAACGCTTAATTTAAACAATTCCTTTGTTTTTTAAATTTTTTGGCGGTTTTCCAATATTTTTCTAGTGTTCTTGTTTTGTTCTTCAAAATTTTTTAAAATTTTTTTCATTTAAAAAATGGTTTCGTTAATCCAGGTTTTCGTTTCAATGGGTTAAAATCAGTTTCAAATTTTTTGACCTATCCTTTTTTGCAAAACAAAATGAAATCACTATTTGAAAATTGACTTTCAATGGGTTAAAATCAGTTTCAAATTTTTTAAAAGAGAAAGAATGAAGCTTAGACACTTAGACCTTTTTTCAGGCATCGGCGGATTTAGCTTAGGGCTCGAATCAACTGGTGGATTTGAAACAGTTGCTTTTTGTGATATTGAAAAATATTGTTTACAAGTTTTAGAAAAAAGATTTCCCGGCGTCCCACGGTTCACGGACATTAAGGAGTTGAATTATGACAAAATTAAATCAGATGGACTTTTTCCCATCGACATCATCACAGGCGGATACCCTTGCCAACCTTTCTCCGTCGCAGGTAGAAAAAAAGGTGAAGAAGATCCAAGACACCTCTGGCCAGAAATGTTTAGACTTGTCCAAGAACTCAGACCGTCTTGGGTTATTGGAGAGAACGTTAGTGGACACATTAAACTCGGTCTCGACACCGTACTCAAGAACCTGGAGAGTGAAGGTTACTCCGCAAGGACGTTTAGTATTTCAGCTTCGAGCGTCGGCGCAAACCACCAAAGAGAAAGAGTCTGGATTGTGGCGAACGCCAGACAACATGAAAGGGGGTTCCAACCTTCCGGGAATCAAGAGGGCATTGGACCAAGGACATTTGAAAAGACCAAGCGGTCATCAGCTGCAGATAAGACTTCAAGATCAAGTACAAGAGAAGAGACTTTGGCCGACGCCGAACGCATCGGACAACAGAGACAGGGGCAATCTTTCAGATCCAGCAGTGCAGAGAAGAATAGCGATGGGCAAACAGGTTGGTCTTACGATGGCGGTCAAGGAGCAGAAGGGTGGTGGGAGTCTGAACCCGACGTGGGTAGAGTGGCTCATGGGATACCCAAAAGGGTGGACAGACTTAAATCATTAGGCAATAGTTTGGTACCACAGATACCATACTATATAGGCAAAGTAATATTGGAGGTGATGAATGGAAAAACTAATTAAAGAAACTTTAGGTATAGCTGCACAACTAGTATCTAAAGCAGAAAACAAATCAGCAAAGCTAACAAAGAGAATGTTAGTTAATGATTTAAAGATGATAAAACTAAACTTAATGATGATACAAGATGATATTACAAGACAAGCACAGCAAAAAGATTAATATAATATTTGGTCCGCCTGGTACAGGTAAGACAACACATCTATTAAACATTGTTGAAAAAGAATTACAACAAGGGACACCACCAGATAGAATAGGATACTTTGCTTTTACAAACAAAGCTGCAGATGAGGCCATAGCAAGAGCCTCTGTTAAATTTGGTTTAGATAAAAAAGATTTAAAATACTTTAGAACATTACACAGTATGGCATTTAAATTTTTAGGATTAAAGAATGCTGATGTCATGGGTGATAAAGATTACAAAGAGTTATCCGATTACTTACAAGTAAATATAATTAATCCAAACAAAACGGTAAAAGATTTAGGAATATCACAACCGCAAGATCCTTATTTAAAAATAATTGATACAGCAAAAGTTAAAAATATTTCTCTGTCTGCAGCTTTTTTACAAAGCGATGAACACATACGAGGAGGGTTTGAGTTTTTAAGTTACATCGATAGAGGCATAGAAGATTTTAAGAAAAGAAAAAATAGATTAAATTTTACAGACATGATTTTAAAATTTAATGAAAGAAAAGATGCACCAAAGTTAGATGTGGCTATCATTGATGAAGCGCAGGATCTTAGTTTTATACAATGGCAAATGGTTGAATTGATAATCAGAAATTGTGAACGTGCTTATGTAGCTGGTGATGATGACCAAGCTATATTTGATTGGGCTGGAGCTGACACAAAAAGACTTGGACTAATCGGTGGGGAGAGAACCGTGTTGCAACAATCATATAGAATTCCAAAATCAATTCACAGACTTGCAAATAATTTAATAACAAAAGTAAGAGATAGAGTTCCAAAAGATTGGCAGCCAAAAGATAGAGAGGGTTTAGTAAAGTATCATCGCACTTGTTTCAATCCATCAATTGATTTGACAAATGGATCGTGGTTAATATTAGCGAGAACAAATTACATAGCAGAACAATTTATAGAAGATTTAAAATCAAAAGGATTCTTTTATGAATACAAAGGTAGATCTTCTGTTTCAGATAAAATGATGAATGCAATCAAAGGGTGGAAAAAAATACAACAAGATGAGCCAATTGAGTTACCGATTGTAAAAGATATCTATCATTATATTTCTGGTAATAGTGGTATTGAAAGAGGATTTAAAAATTTAGAGAATGCTAGTGATGAAGTTACATATGACTATGAATCGTTGGTCGTGAAGCATGGTTTGAATGTCGATAAGAATACAGAATGGAATTTTGCACTAGATAAAATACCAGCAGAACAAACACGATATATTAATTCTGCTATGGATAGAGACCAGGATTTTCACAAATCGAAAAATATAAAAATTTCTACGATACATGCATCAAAAGGTGGCGAAGCAGACAATGTTATGCTATTAAAAGATTTGCCTACCAAGGTAGATAACAACATCAGCAAGGTAATTGATGATGAAAGGAGAGTGTTTTATGTGGGAGCTACGAGGGCAAAAAAATCTTTGCATCTTATATCATCCAAATCAAATAGAGAGTTTAAAGAGTTGTAAATGATTTGCAGCAACATTTTACAACAAGCTAAAGAATTAGTCGAAGGGGATCGTCAAAATGAGTATGGCGATAAACTTAAGAATCATCAGAACATCGCTGCATTGTGGTCAATTTTCCTCCAGAAAAATATATCAGCGCATGATGTGGCGATGTGCATGGCTTTAGTTAAGGTAGCTAGATTAATGCACTCACATAAAGCAGACAGTTATGTAGACTTAGCAGCTTATGCCTCTATTGCAGGGGAGATAAATGAAAGAGATAAGTGAGTCAGCCGTCTTTATTCAAAACACCAAGTGAGTGGATACCACCAGAGTCTGTTCCAAATTTATCAGATGCAAAAGAAATAGCTATTGACTTAGAAACAAAAGATGATGGCTTAACTTCTGGTATAGGACCAGGATGGGCTACAAAAAAAGGAAGAGTTATTGGTGTAGCGTTGGCCGTGGATGGTTGGCAAGGATACTATCCTATTGCACACGAGGGTGGTGGTAACTTTGATGAGAAAATTTTTAAAAGACAATTAAAAGAAATCTTAGAACTGCCTTGTGATAAAGTATTTCACAACGCTATGTATGATGTTGGCTGGTTAGACGCCATGGGTTTAAAAGTACACGGTAAAGTAATAGATACTATGATCGCAGCTCCGTTGTTAAATGAAAACAGATATAATTATTCTCTTCGTGATTTATCAAAAGAGTATGTAGGGGAAACAAAATCAGAAGCTTTGTTATATGAAGCTGCAAAAGAATGGGGTGTAGATGCTAAGAGTGAGATGTGGAAACTACCTCCAATGTATGTTGGTCCATACGCAGAACAGGATGCCTCAGTAACACTAAAACTTTGGCATGTATTACAAAGAGAAATAAGCACACAAAATTTAAATGGTATTTTTAGTTTAGAATCAGAGCTGTTTAATGTTTTATTTGCCATGAAAAAACAAGGAGTAAAAATAGATTTAGAAAAAGCAGATAGAATAAAAAAAGACTTTGAGAAATCAGAGAAAGAAGTTTTAGATTATTTATACAAGACTTGTGGGTTTGAGGTAGAGATACTAGCGCCTTTATCAATAGCAAAAGCTTTTGATAAACTTAAAATAAAATACAATAGAACACCTACTGGATTACCAAGCTTTGATAAAAACTTTTTAGCAACACACAAACATAAGTTTGCACAAAGCATAGTAAAAGCAAGAGAGTTTAATAAAGCAAGAACAACATTTATTGATTCTATTCTCCGTCATGAACACAAAGGACGTATACATGCTGATGTAAATCAGCTTAGATCAGAAACAGGAGGCACAATATCAGGACGTTTGAGTATGCAAAATCCTAATTTACAGCAGATTCCTGCTAGAAATGCCGATATTGGTCCTAAAATAAGACAATTATTTATACCAGAAGACGGTCAGAAGTGGGGATGCTTTGACTATTCACAGCAAGAACCTCGTCTTTTGGTGCATTATGCTGCAGTAATTAGCGAAAATCAGGAGAAAAAAGGACAACAACCATTAAGAGGAGTTAAGACTTTGGTTGACGGATATACCAATGGTAATATAGACTTCCATCAAACTGTTGCAGACATGGCCGATATAGACCGAAAACAGGCCAAGACAATCAATTTAGGGATGATGTATGGAATGGGTAAGGGAAAACTAATGAGCGAACTAGGGCTCGAAAAAGAGGAGATAGAGGATGTTTTTAATAATTATCATTCTACTGTGCCTTTTGTTAAAGAATTAACAGATTTAAGTATGTCTAGAGCTTCACAGTATGGCTTTATTAAGACATTATTACAAAGAAAATGTAGGTTCGATATGTGGGAACCTAACTCATTTGGTATGCATAAAGCTATGCCAAAGAAAGAGGCTGAAATAGAGTACGGTTTTGGTCATAAAATTAAACGTGCTTATACATACAAAGCTTTGAATAGATTAATTCAAGGCTCTGCTGCCGATCAAACGAAGAAAGCAATGATAGATGTATTTAAGGAGGGTATTACCCCTTTAATCCAGGTACATGATGAGTTGGATATTTCTTTTTCTACCGAAGAGGAGAAGAAAAAGATTATGGAAATCATGGAAAATGCCGTGGAGATGAGGGTACCAGCTAAAGTAGATTGTGAAATTGGTTCTTCGTGGGGCGAGATTGGATAAGAAACATCAAAAGGGATTTCTAAATCATCTAAGAGCAATAGAGTGGCTCACAGCTCAAGAGTATTACGTCTTCGATAATATCAGCGGTCTTGGACCGTGTGACTTGATAGCTTTAGGAGAAAACGGTGAGATTATTAAGATAGACGTTAAGAGTGAAAGCACTAGAAAAACAGGGAGATTTGCTGGATATAAAATTACAAGAAAGGTTTCTGATTCACAGGAGAAAATGGGTGTAAAATTATTGATGGTAAGTGAAACTGGAAAATGCTACTTCTATAAGGATGACTAAGATATTTGTATTGGTGGTAAGCTTATGGGGTTTTAATGGTGACTCGTGGGTTTA